AATTAGAAATAAATAAAGCAGAAGCTACTCATAAATCTATATTTGTTGCAGGTTGGAGACCTTTTGTTGGGTGGACTTGTGGAATAGCTTTAGCATGGCATTTTGTACTACAGCCATTAATAATGTTTTTGTCGGTTTTATTTGGCTTTACATTACCAGAACTCCCTGCTTTTGATATGGGAAGTTTAATGACTGTTTTAATGGGAATGCTCGGATTGGGCGGCTTGAGGACATATGAAAAGCAAAAAGGTTTAACAAAATGATGTGGCATTGGCTGACCTTATCTAAGTTTTTTAATAGAATAGGCAACTATTTTTACTATAAACATGTACATAGTTTAAGAAAAAGACAAAAAAGAGGATAAAATTTCATGGATGACCTTTACATTTGCCAAAAATTGCTTAAAGTGATGAAAGAACGCGAGGAAAGCTTGCACGAAACCTTATGTTATGGTGCTGTGAAAGATTTTCAAGAGTTTGAAAAACTTAGAGCTAAATTGCATGAGTTAAATTACGTTCGACAGGAATTAACGACCCTGCTAGAAAGAGTAGAAAAACAAAATGAGTAAAACTTTAATACTACCCGAACGATTTGCTAAAAAATCGAAACCTAAACAAGAAAAACCTCAAGAAACACCAACATTAGAAAAATTACCAGAACCTACAGGGTGGAGAATACTTGTCTTACCCTATAAAGGTAAAGGAAAAACTGAAGGTGGTGTTTTTATCCCTGATGCAGCAGTAGAAAGAGAAGCTTTAGCTACTGTTTGTGCCTTAGTTTTGAAAGTTGGTCCACTTGCATACAAAGATCCAGATAAGTTTGGTGATAGTGGAGCATGGTGTAAAGAACAAGACTGGGTTATCTTTGGAAGATACGCAGGAAGTCGTTTTAGAATAGATGGAGGTGAAGTCAGATTATTAAATGATGACGAAATCTTAGCTACAATTAACGATCCTGCAGACATTTTACATTTATAGGGGAAAACAATGGCAGAAGCACAACAAGAATTAGATTTAGATTTAGAAGAAGTAGAAGTTCAGTTACCTGAAGATAAACAAAAAGAAGAGCAGGTAGAAAAACAAGCTGAAGCACCACAAGAATCTGAAAAAGAATCTTCTGATGAAGAATTAGAGGGTTATAGTAAAAAAGTTCAACGCAGAATAGATAATCTAACAGCTAAAATGCGTGAAACTGAAAGAAGAGAACAAGCAGCAATTAAATATGCTGAAGCATTAAAGGCTCAAGTTGAAGAACAAGCAAAAAAGGCAAGCACAGCCGATACACAATATGTTTCTGAATTTGAAAGTAGAATAAAAGCAACACAAGATACTCTACAAAGTAAATTAAGAGATGCAATAGATCGTGGAGACACTGAAGCTCAGGTGCAAGCTCAAACTGAACTTGCTAATTTAGCTAGTGAGAATGTTAAGCTAAGTTATATTAAAAAAGCTCAAGAAACAGAAGCGAAAACTCATACGGCTGCTGAAACTCCTCCTTCAGCAGCCGTCCCACCACCAAAACCAGCTCCAGATCCAAAAGCATCAGCATGGGCTGCGAAAAATACATGGTTTGGTGCAGATGAGCCTATGACATTAACAGCATTTAGCCACCATAAGACATTAGTTGAATCTGAAGGGTTTGATCCAACTTCAGATGATTATTATGAAGAGTTAGATTCTAGAATGAAAAGAGATTTTCCTCATAAATATAAAGAGGAAGAGCAACCACGAGTAGTCAATCAACCTAGAGGTCCTGTCGTGGCTTCTACTAATCGTGGTTCTGGCAGAGTTTCAAAGAAGTCTGTCAAATTAAATAAATCAGAGGTTGCAATCGCCAAGAAACTTGGTGTACCATTAGACAAATACGCAGAGCAGCTTGCTTTGCTAGAAACTCGTAAAGGATAGATCATTATGACAGATCGCACTTCACGCACCACAGTTACTCGTGAAAAACAAATACGCAGGAAACCGTGGACACCACCATCTACTTTAGATGCTCCCCCAGCTCCAGAAGGCTATACTCATCGTTGGATCCGTGAGTCAATCATGGGATTTGATGATAAGAAAAACCTTTCTGCAAGGCTTCGCGAAGGCTTTGAATTAGTTCGTGCAGACGAGTACCCCGATTTTGAAGCTCCTACAGTACAGGATGGAAAACATGCTGGTGTTATAGGGGTGGGTGGCTTAATACTCGCAAGGTTCCCATTAGAATCCAAAGCTGAACGACAGGAATATTTTCAAAATATGACTAGAGATCAAATGAAAGCTGTGGATAACGATATGATGAGGGAACAACACCCTAGTATGCCTATTCTGAAACCAGAAAGGCAAAGTCGTGTAACTTTCGGTGGTAATAAAGGTACTGCCGAGTAAACTTTAGAGAAGGAAACTAAAAAATGGCAAGTAATATAGATGCCCCTTTTGGTTTACGTCCTTATAATCTCTTGGGTTCTGCACCCAACTCAAATGGGTTAACTCCATACAAGGTTCAAGTTAGTGCAACTGCTGGATCATCCTCTGCCATCTATCAAGGTGACATGGTAATTCCGTTGACTAATGGACTTGTAGACGTTAGTGCTGCTGATGGTGGAAGTGTAGCAATCTTAGGTGTTATGGCTGGATGTGAATATATTGATCTTTCAGGTAAGCCAAAATTCGATAACTTTTATCCTGGAACATCTCTTTTAAAATCAGGCACAGAAGCAACTGTGTTTGTGTATGATAACCCTAATCAGGTTTATGAAATACAAGGAGATGCAACTTTAACTAATGTAGCAACTGCTCAGGCACTTGTTCATTCCAATGCTGAAGGTGCAGGATTTGGTTCTACTACTGGAAATAGTAATATTTCTACTGGAGAATTATCTGTAGCATCAGCAGGAGCAACTACAAACACTGATAACTTCAGAGTTGTTGGACTAAAAGACGGTTTCAATGATATTGATGTAGCATCAGCAGGGGTTCGCTTCTTGGTGAAGTTAAATCTTCCATTTCATTCTGCAACCACTGGTCTATAAGGAGATATTGATATGGCTATTGCAAGATCCCAACTCCTTAAAGAATTAGAGCCTGGATTAAACGCTCTATTTGGCTTGGAGTATGATAGGTATGATAATGAACATGCCGAAATCTATGATACTGAATCTTCAGACAGAGCGTTTGAAGAAGAGGTAATGTTGTCAGGCTTTGGAACAGCACCAGAAAAAGCAGAAGGTGCTGCTGTATCGTTTGACACTGCTAATGAGTCCTTCACAGCAAGGTATACACATGAAACAATCGCACTAGCGTTTGCGATTACTGAGGAAGCCGTAGAAGATAACCTTTACGACAAACTTAGTTCTCGTTATACTCGTGCGTTAGCTCGTTCCATGTCTAATACTAAGCAAGTGAAAGCAGCTTCTGTATTAAACAATGCGTTTGATAGTACGTTTACATTTGGTGATGGTAAAGAGCTTTGTGCTACAGATCATCCAACAGCAGCAGGTGGTACATTCAAAAATGAATTAACTAACTCAGCTGATTTAAATGAAACTTCTTTAGAACAAGCATTAATTGATATTGCAGCTTTTATTGATGAAAGAGGACTAAAGATTGCTCTCAAAGGACAGAAGTTAATTATTCCACCAGCACTACAGTTTATTGCTGAAAGATTAATGGCTTCTAACTTACGTCCCGGAACAGCAGATAATGATATAAATGCAGTTAAGAACATGGGAATGTTACCTCAGGGTTATGTTATCAATCATTTCTTAACAGATACAGATGCGTTTTTCATTAAAACTGATGCTCCTAACGGATTTAAGCATTTTGAAAGAGCAGGAATCGCTACAAGTATGGAAGGTGACTTTGATACTGGTAACGTCAGATATAAAGCTCGTGAGAGATATAGCTTCGGTGTTTCAGACCCAAGATGTGTGTTTGGATCTCCTGGAGTATAAGGCTAATAAATTTAAAATCAAAGGCGACACTTGCGTGTCGCCTTTTTTTGTGTAATACTGATTTTATCCCTAACAGTCATAATAATGTGACTGACTCAGCCAGATAGGAGGTTTATATGGCTAATACAACTTTTAAAGGAACCTTACGTTCCGAAGGTGGATACTCGTCTATTGCTACTGCAACAGGTACAGGAGTTGAAACTACTCAAATGTCTATATCTACTGCTGGATTTGCATCTTTTGACGCAAATACAATGGCAGTAGAAGCTGGAACTGGTATTACTACAGGTTCTGGAACTATCTACAGAACTTCCGTACAAAGAAGTGGTGGTATTATCACAACTAGAATATTAATTGACCTAACAGGTTTAAGATCAACTGGTTCTGGTGACATTATTGGTGTAAACGGCACATCTTTAGTTTGTCACATTGGTCAAATCACAGCAGCTAGAAACGGTACAATCTTAACAGGTAGTATGGAATGTTTTGAAGCTCCTGCTGGTGGTGATCCTGACATTAACGTACACTCTGCAACAGAAGGTACTGGTGTTGAAGATGGTGCTATTAGTGGATTAAGTGAAACATTATTAGTTAACGCAGGTGATGCGACAACTGGAAGTAAGGTTTATTTTACTGGTGTTCCTGCAGCAGATGAGTTTTTATATCTAACGACTGGTGCTGCAACAGATGCAGATTACACAGCAGGTAAGTTATTCATTGAATTGATGGGTTACGAAGCTTAATCTATGGGGGTTAATACCCCCATCTTTTTTATAAGGAGATTTATATGGCAGGTCGTTCAGATGTAAAAGCATTTAATCACGATCAGGGTGATAGTGCAGCCGTCGTTGGTCCGTCTAGATCAAGAATAAGACAAATTGTAATTTTTGGTAACTCTGCTGGTGTTTTAACTGTTAAAGATGGATCAGGTGGAGCAACTATCCTACTTCAAAGTTTTCCTACTGGACTACATACTTTAAATATTCCAGATGCAGGGGTATTAGCTGAAAATGGAGCATATATACATGGATTCACTGGAAGTGGTAACAAACTTACTTTGTTTCTATCATAATGGCTAAAGAGCCTAAAATGTCCATTAAGTCTGGACATAAAAGACCTACTAAAAGTGGAGCTGGCTTAACTAAGAAAGGAGTTGCTGCTTATAGGAGAGCAAATCCTGGAAGTAAATTAAAAACTGCTGTTACAGGGAAGGTCAAGCCTGGAAGTAAAGCTGCAAAAAGACGTAAGTCTTATTGTGCAAGATCGGCAGGTCAAATGAAGAAGTTCCCTAAAGCTGCAAAAAACCCAAATAGTCGTTTACGTCAATCTAGAAAAAGGTGGAAGTGTTAATGGCTATGACACGAGGAAACATGGAGAAGCAAGTGAGTAAACCAGGATTATATGCGAATATTAATAAAAGAAAGAAAAAAGGTATTTCTAGATCAAAAAAGAATAGTACTATTTCTAAAGAAGCTTATGCCAATATGAAAGCAGGGTTTCCTAAAAAGAAAAAGAAGAAAAAAGTAACTAAAAAGGCTTAAATATGGTAACAAAATTTTATAAATGGGTTTCATCTTTTTTCCCAAAGATATGCCAATGTAGCTCATCAGAGTTAAAACCAATGAGAGGTCGAGGAAGACCCAGAAAGGAAAAGTAAATGGTTAAGAAATTATCTCCCAAACAAAAAAAGTTAGCTAGTATGGCTTCTCCTAGAAATAAAATAACAGGAGCAGACTTTAAAAAGTTGGGTAAAAAGAAAAAAGTAATGAAAAAGGCTTAACAGATGGCAACTTCAAGTTCTGTAGATTTTGAAATAGATGTAGCTGAATACATTGAAGAAGCATTTGAAAGATGTGGTATTGAAGTTCGTACAGGTTACGATTTAAGAACAGCCAGACGTTCTATGAATTTATTATTTGCAGACTGGGCTAACAGAGGCTTAAACCAATGGACTATTACTCAAAGAACACAGGCTCTTACAGCTAATGATGTAGATTACACATTAGGTGCTGATGTAATAGATATACTAAGTATGGTTGTTAGAAGAAGTGGTACAGATTTTAGTATGACCAGAATAAGCAGGGATGATTATATTAATTTACCTACTAAAACAACTACAGGTAGACCAAGTCAGTTTTTCTTAGACAGACAAATAACACCTAATTTAAAAATATGGTCAGCTCCAGAAAACAGTACAGATGTTTTACATTATGATGCTTTAACTAGAATACAAGATGTTGATGCCTCTGTGAATACTGTTGATGTACCTTTTAGGTTTTATCCTTGTTTAACAGCAGGATTAGCTTATTATTTAGCTATGAAAAGAGCTCCAGATAGAATTAAAATATTAAAAGCAGTGTATGAAGAAGAATTTGAAAGAGCTGCTGCTGAAGATAGGGATAGAGCGAGTTTAAGTCTAACCCCTAGTACAACTTATTATGGATTGATATGAAATTTGCACTTGGTAAAAAAGCTAAATTTATTTCCGACCGTAGTGGATTTGCCTTTCCTTTTAGGGAAAAGGTAAAAGAGTGGAATGGCTCAATTGTCCATCGTTCTGAGTATGAGGAAAAGCACCCTCAGCTTACTCCTAGAAAGCCACCCTTTGAACCACAAGCTTTGTTCAACTCTAGAATAGATCGTTCTGAAGTAGCGATAGAAAGGCTATTACACTTAAACCCTTTTACTTCAGGCTCAGCAAGTTCTGCTGTTATTACTGTTAAAGAAGTTAATCATGGAAGGTCTACTTCAGATACTGTAAGGTTTAGAAATGTTTCCCCTTTTGATGGTTTTAGCGTATCTGTTTTACAACAGGCATCAGGTTATAGTATAACAAAAGTAGATAATGATTCTTATACTTTTTCTGCCAATGGCGAAACAGCAACTACAGGCAGTAAAAAAGGTGGTGGGGGAATTGTAACAGCAGGTCCAGTGACGGTGGTAGGATAATGAGTTTTACATTAGCAACATTAAAGACAGCGATACAAGATTATACGGATAATGCAGAAACATCGTTTGTAACTCATTTACCTGATTTTATTAAAGCTGCTGAAGAACGTATTTTTAAAACAGTTGATTTAGAATATTTTAGAAAAAATGTTACAAGTGCTTTTACTTCATCAGATCAGTTCTTATCTGTTCCTTCTGATTATTTAGCATCCTTTTCATTACAGATAACGACTTCTGGATCAGAAAGTTTTTTGCATCAAAAAGATGTAAACTATATAAGAGAATATACCCCTTCTTCTTCAACTACAGGTCTTCCTAAGTATTATGCAAGGTTTGATGTAGATAATTTTATCGTAGGTCCTACACCAGATAGTAATTACGCTTTAGAATTACACTATTATTATAGACCAACAAGTTTAACAGCAGGGGCTGATAGTGGTACAACTTGGGTGAGTACAAATGCTCCTTTTGCTTTACTTTATGGTAGTTTATTTGAAGCATATGTATACTTAAAAGGAGAAAAAGATTTACTTGATCTTTATAATGGTAGATTCTTAGAAACAATAGCAAGAGTTAAAGATTTAGCTGAAGCAAGAGAAGATGCAGATGCGTACAGAAGAGGGTTACCTCAATCTAGAAGAACATAGGAGACTTAAATGGCAACAGCAAATGCAGCGACCAATTTTTTAGAGAGAAGATTATTACATTATATATTCAAAAACAACTCTCTTAGTTTTTCATCCCCTGGAGACAGTATTTATGTAGGACTTGCAACGGCAGTAAGTGCGGCTGAAACTGGATCAGTTACAGAAGCAACATTTACAAACTATGCAAGACAACAAGTTACAGCATCGAACTGGACAACCATAGGTGCAGATTCAACAGATACACAAACTGCAACCAATGCAGCATCTATTGATTTTCCAGCATCTGGTGGCACCGATAATACAATAACACATGTGATTGTTGCAGACGCATCTAGTGGAGGTAATATATTATTCGTAGGTGCTTTAGATGTAAATAAAACAAT